CCACGAACTGCGCGCGGTTGACGGCCTCGCCGGGGTAATAGCCTCCGGCATCCATAGAAAACGCAAAACCACGTCCATCTGCGAACGCCGGAACTTTGATGGATCCTGAATTCAACCCCGTGGATACGCTTCCGATCAATCTGGGTAATGTATCGGTAACGTTGACCGTCAGTTCGCCCGTGGCAGAAAAGCACTGAAGTCCTGCAGACATCACCACCCCCATATACCCAGGCGCACACGCAGCACACCGTTGACGTCATACACCTGCACCAGGCGGTTATTGATACTCAACCTTCCGCCTTCAGCAACCGGTCCGTTGAATTCAATCGACCCGGTTTTATCGAGTCGCCACCCCCGCTGCGCAGGCACATAGTCATTGGATTGCAGCGCTTCGCTGATTTTCAGCATGGATATCGACCCATCCTGAATAAACGCCTGATTGATAAACATCTGCCCGTTCTGCACCAGAAACGGCGTAACCCGCTCACCACCCGCCAGCGTATTGACCATCGCAAAGCGATCCGCGCTCACCAGAAACTGGCTCTGCAACCCGGCCTCGGTGTTTTCAATACCCAGCCCGAACCCGGCCGCCACATACTGGCCGTCTTGGGTCAGTTCCATTTTCACGGCCCACATGGCTTCGAGTTTGCCGTCGGTGCTGGCCAGCGCTTCGCTGACTTGCTGCACGGTGGCCACCGCATCGCCCACCGAGGCTTCAACGCTGTCAACATGTTGACTGATGCTTTGCAGCTCATCGCCAATCCGGGTGACCTCGGTGGTCATCGTCTGTAAGCCACTGGCGGTGGCGCTAAGGCCCGTGGCGGGGTCATCGACCTTGCTGGTGACGGCATTGAGCTGTTCGCCGTGGACGATCAATTTGTCGCCCTGTTGCTCAATGCTGGTAGCGTTCTGATTGACCTGCGTGGCAAGCCCCTCCGCCGTTTGCGCGACGGTGCCGATATCCAGCCAGTAGACCGGATCAGGCGGTGCATGCCCGCTGACAGCGGCTCGAGCCTGATACAGCCTATTGCCCTGGCGGACGATTTCACCCGTCTGATAGGTCTTCTCACCGTCGTAGTTCAGTGCATCAGAGACTTGGCCGATCAATTCTTCCAGCTCTTGCCGGGCTTGGTTCAGGCGACTGTTTACCGAGCCGGGGCCATCGCCGCCAATCAAGTCGATCTCGCCCAGCAGCTCCTGTCCTAAATGGCTGGCACTGATTTGTCCTGCCAGATAATCCAGAATCGGCCCGGCGTCCGCGCTGGCTTGACCCGCGATGCCATTGCCCTCGGGATACCACGGCCCGATATTGCCGCTGCGATCTACCAGCCGTGCCCAGAAATGGAACTTGGCACCGGCTGCCAGCCCTTGAAGATCATGGCGCGCCTGCGGATAGGCGAAGTCGCCCAGCTTGCTTCCCTCGCTGAACGTCGGCGTGCGGCTGTACCAGATTTCGCTGCGCTGGGTGTCTTCAGCGCCAGCGGGAAAGCCCCACTCCAGGCCGATGGCAAACAGCATCGATTGGGACCGCAGAAAGACTGTGGAGGGTGGCGGCGTGGTTTTTCCTTCGAGGCTGGTCAGCACTGAACCGGCTGGTATCGACACAACACCCAGGACATTGACCGCCCTCACCCGCGCCAGATACTGGCCGGAATACACCCCCACCACATCGACACCCAAATCACCGGTACGCGGCATACTCACCCAGTCCCCGGCGCCTTTGCGCCATTCCAGGTCATAGGCCACTGCATGTTCGGGAGCCTGCCATGCGATGGTCATGGTGGTGATGGCCAAGCCTTGTTCCATGGAAATATGCTGGCTGATCTGCACGCCCGTGGGTGGCGCCTGGATATCCGGAGGGATGACCGTGATAGGCGGTGGGTCGATATAGGTGCCGTGGTCGACGGCATCGTATTTGCCCGGCTCATGCTGCAACAGGCTGAGCTGGTACTGATGCCATTGCGGGCGGGTGATGCTCATCACCTTGAATTGCAGGGTTGCCAGATCATCCGCCTCAAGCACCCAGCCACACTCGGAGTGTAGGGGTTCGCTGTATGACGCGGCGACCGTGACCTTACGGCCTTCGACGCGTGAGACTTCGCGAGTCTCGGACACGCCACTGGGCAGGTTGCAGATCAGGCGCATACCCGGAGTGATCTCGATATCACGGTCCAGGGTAATCACCCGCCCGGCTGCCTGACTGATACGACCACCATTGGCGCGCCCCGCCAGCAGTTCATCGCTGAGGCGGATCAACTGCCCCGGCCGTGGTATCTGCCCGTCCAACCCCACGCGCATAGTTGCCGGGCGGGTCTGAGTTTTCTCGCTGATCAGGGCGAATAAACCGGCACGCTGGGCCTGTCCGCGACTGGTACAACCCACCGCGCCGATGGGCAGATCCTGCACTCCGAATTTGGCGATGGATGCCTCATCGAACACCGGCTCCTGCTCGGTCTCGAAACTGTTTTCGGGATTGTCCCAACTGACCATCGCCCGCGAATGGCGGTCGCGCTTGCGAATGCCCTGGTACTTTAGGCTGATGATATTGCCGCGATGAAAGTTGTAGACCGGGTCTTCCGGCATATCGGCGGTGACCACCAATTGGCTGCCATCCCAGTACGACATGCCATGAAAGATCGAGGCGATATCCTCCAGCACGATGTACGCCTCTTGCTGGGTTTGCAGGTACAGGTTGCAGGTGAAACGTGGCTCCAGCCCGCCCTTGCCGTTCGACACCATCTGGTCGCACCACTGGGCGATGCGGTACAGCGCGTAGCGATTGACCATGGCTGCAGTGATGCGCTCGCCCAGCCCGTAATAGGGATGCAGCACCAGGTCATACCAGACCCAGGCCGGGTTGTTGCTGTAGGCAAGTTTGAAGCTGCCATCCCAGATGCCCAAATAGGTGCGGGTTTCCGGGTCGTAATTGCTGGGCACTTGCAGGATGCGGCCGCGCATCACTGCCGAGACCTTCGGTACATTGCTGAACTGCTCGGCATCAAACTCGATGCCGCCCACGGCAGTCAGCGGGTAGGTCAGCTCGGCATCGATCACTTCAGTAAAGGCTTCAATGCGCATCACATCGGCAATCAGGCTGCTGTTCTGGTTGGGCGTCAGGCGGCGGATGCGTAGCAGCCATTCGCTGCCGGTAGGCAGTTCGAGGCGATGGGAGCGTTCGTAGCGGGTGGTGTTTTTGCGCTCCACAAATGCCGTCAGCACCGGCACAAAAGCGCCATTGTCCGTGGCGATATCCGCCGCGTATTCGATGCGGTAGCCGGTGATATTGCCGTTGCTGTCCTGGGCCTGAAGTTGCGGCCACGACAGGCGCACGCGCACGGCATCGATCTGTGATGTGCTGACCGAGCGCACCCACGGCGTGTCCGAATGCAGCTCAACGCCGATGGCGATTTCATTGTTGATTTCCGGGAAGCCTGACAGCCGCTCCTGATGCAGGGTGCCGGGCCGGAATTGCCAATGCGTGCGCGGAAAGTTGAGGGTGCCGTCCGCCGCTTCAATCGGCGTGCCGTCCAGTTTGATCGATTTCAGGCCGTTCACCGGCCCCACGATTTCGCCCCAGCTATAGGCAAACAACAGTTTGGCGGTGGCCAGTGAGGGCGTGCTGTCGCTGGCAATGCTCGGGCGATGAGGCTTCTGGCTCCCGGCTTTGGCACCTGCGATACGCCGGGCCATGTCTCACACCTGATCCTGGGCGTAGATCCCGCCGCTCAGTACCGCACCGCCAATCTCGCGTTCACCGTACAGCACCGGCCACGGATTGCCCTGCGCCACAGTGGTGGTCGCGCCGCCAAAGGCATAACTGGCACGGTTGCCCTCCTCATCCCGACCTTCACCGATACCGGGGATGGGCGACAGCATTTGCATCACTCCGCCCACTGCTGCGCCGGTACCGGCAGCGATCAAGGCCATGCCCCACGGCGACGTGGTGCCAAAGCTGAAATAACCGATGACGACCAGGGCGATGCCTAGGATGGTCTGAAACAGACCGGCATTTTTGCTGCCGGCAATCAACGGCACGATGCGGATCGGGCTGTCGTCTGTGGTGTTCAACAGCAAGTCTTGTTCGGTCAGATTGCGCGGCCCGGCGAACACACTGAAGACCAATCCACGCGCTTGCGCATTACGCAAAAAACGCTCAAATCCGGGCAGCAGATAGCACAGGGCATTGATGCCCTCGGCCGGGCTCGACAGCTCCAGCGGGAAGTCGCGGCCAAAGTGCTGCCGGAGCACGCCATACAAGCGAACGGTACGCTTCATGGTTTGGCCTCCCGATGCCTGAGTATCAGGCGCGTGCGCATGGCCCATTCAGGGCCGTAAACAGCACGGGTCGAGCAGCGCCCGTAAAGATGATGGATAAAGAACGGCCCTGAACCTCCCAACGCCACAGCGGGTTCGCTGGCCAGCGAACCGTCTTCGCCCAGATAAATCGCTGCATGGTTGGGGTGATAGCTACGACCCAATATCATCACCAGTGCGTCACCGCGATGCGGAGTATCGACCTGCACAAAACCGGCTTCGGCAAAATGCTGCTCGTACAGGTTCGGGCCGTTCTTGTCTTCCCACCACAGGTCGTGGCGCGGGTAGTCCGGCAAATGCAGATCCCATTCACGGGCATACCAGTCACGCACCAGGGTGTAGCAATCCAGCACGCCGTGGGCAAAGTCGCGGCCCAACATGGGCGCGGTATAACCGCTGGGCTGCAGCCATTCAATCGCCCCGCCCGGCCATGCCACGATGGCCCACGGCAACTCATGCAATTCACAACTGACCCGATCCGCCTGACTGGGCCGGGGGCTGCCATTGGGATGGCTATGCACCACCGCCAGCACCTGACCTCGATCCTCGGCCGCGCACCAGGACTCCTGGGCAATCACAAAATGCTCCGCCACCGTGGTTGCTGCATTGCGGCACGGCATATAGATTCGCCCGGTGCCTGTGCGGACCAATAACCCGCATGCTTCAGCGGGGAAGGCCTGCTCGGCATGCCGACGAATTTCGGTTTCCAGTTTTTGACTGATGCGCATTACTACCTCCGCACAATCAGGCTCGATCCCGGCGCACCACCAAACCGCGCCGTGTTAGCCCGCACCTTGCAACTGCGCAAGCGCCCGCCACATCGGTCCTGCGATGGATCATCGGTGGGCTGATCATCCTTGCCAAACATCGCGCCGCCCAGATAGCCGCAAGCCTCGCCGCGATAACGGTTCATGCAGGCCCAGCGGCACAGGCTGGTGATCTGCTGGGTAGGGACCTTGATGCCCTGCAAATCCGCAGGGCTGGAAAGCTGGAATTCGAGCTGCTGCTCGTCTTCCTCGGTTTTCTGTTCGATATACCAGCTCATCACCCTTTGCTGGTCACTGGCCTGGGCATTGCCTTCGGGGAAGTTGGCTGCGTCCAGATAATGACGAAAGGTCTCGCGCACCGTCACCCGCGCCCCGGCCAGATCATCCAGATGCAAACACAAGGCAGACAATGCCCCGCGCACTCCGGCAATCGAGTTGCCGACCGTCAGCGTGGGCAACGCCGGGCGGCCGTCGCCGTTCAAGTCAAAACCCTTGGCCTCGATACTGATCGGCTCGTACACCTGCCCCTGCCAGATAATCGTGCCTTCCTGCAGATGCCCGTGAAAGCGCATTACTTCGCCGCCCAGGTGGGTGGCATCGACTTCGTACAGGCGCACGGCATCACCGGGTTCAAGCAGTTGAACGTCGGTGGACATGCTCATGATGTATTCCAGAAATACAAAACCCAGCACTTGGCTGGGTCTGGGCTTCAAATACAACGGATAAATCAGATGTGGTTGGCGCAACCCGGCAGGGTATTGTCGATGATCAAATCACCCTCGACACGGTAACCAATTGTCCCAAACAAGAAAGAATGATTCAGCTGGCTCATCACAACATCACTGAGGCCGACAGCGCAGCGATCCTTCTGGATGGCGTTATCCATGGCTGTTTTGATGTTAGGTAAGCCAAAAGGGATGATAACAACCGGGTAGCGATCTTCACCGATCACGCGAACACCCTTGGTAAATTTTCCTGCGTTGATATTGTAATTCTTACTACTGGCGACGGTCATGTCAGCAACTCGTATGGTGCAACCTGAAAGCGCTACCGAGCCGATGACAACTGCCAAAAATAACTTCTTCATTGTTCCCTCCGTTGAAAGTGGCGGGAATATATCAAAACGCCATCAGGCATATGTTTATAAATAGTCGCGTTGACAGGCTTGGGCTTTTCTTCAGGGATAAAAAACCTGCTGAAAGGTCCAGCTCAAGGTGTAAACGCCTTTGCCGTGGGGCAAGAGCCGGTAACTGGTGGCGCGAAAACGCGCTGCTTTCCCGGCGGGCGGCGTCCAGAGAAAGGATTTCGAGCCTCGGTGCCTGTCGAGAAACTCGCGCACGGGGGTAATGTCAGGCGCATCACCGAAATAGCCGGTGGCCGACACCTCCCAGGACTCGGCCTGATTGTTCAGCCCGACCCCGATCACCTGCATATACCCATCGCCAAACTCGTTGGTCTGCACCCGCTGCTCGATCTGGCCGGATGAGCCAAGGCGCACGGGCCAGATAAATATGTCCATTAGCGTCTCCCCGTGGCATCCAGCAAACCGTTCTGACGTTGTTCCTGACGGATCACCTGCCGCACCGCCGCATCAATCATTTCCCCTATCTGCTGGGCGAATTGCTGGGCGCCAGATTGGGTGGTAACCGCCAGCGAGCTATTGCCCCGCGCATCGACGCTGATCTGTACCTGAATCGATGGCATGGACTGCGCGGCGCCTACCGCCTTGGCGGGCTGTGCCAGAAACTGTTTTAGATCCCGATTGGTGCGGCCATCCACCACCCGCTCGCCCTGTTGCAATAGCCAAGTGCCGGTCTTGGGCACGTTATCCAGCCCTTCGTGGGCCATGCCGACCAGGGTGGTGGCGGCAATCATGCCCACCGAGGCATAACCCAATGCCCGGACAATGGCTGCTGCGGCCGGGCCCGCAGGTCCAAGCTCCAGCGCCTTGGTGGCCGCCACTTCGGTATTGATGATGGCCTGGGCCATGGCCGCTGCCTTGCTGGCCAGAAACAGCAGCTTGTAGGCCGCCGAGCCTTCGCCTGCCAGTTGTTTGAGCATATCGGCGGCATTGCCGGTCAGTTCGGCAAACACGCTGAGTGTGGCCGAACGATAGGCGTCCTGAATCGCACTGAGCCGGTCGTTGCTCTGCTGGGTGATCTCGGCCACGCGATCCTGAAAAAGCTGTTCGTTGATCAGCTTTTCGTCGAGAAACTGCTGTTGCCGCTCCAGCTCTTTTTCGCGCCAGAGCTGAAATTCACGTTCGACTTCGGCAATGCGTATCAGCTCGGCACTGGGGCCGCCAACCGAGGCATCGAGACCGGAGAACATGGGCGCCTTGCCAACCGAGGCACCCGAAATTGCCGTAGCGCCAGCCTGATAATTCTCAGGGGACAAACCACCCTGTTTGCGCAGACGCTCCAGCTCGACAAAGCGCTTGCGACTGGTCTCCAGCAGACTGTCTTCCTGCTGCTGGATTTCACTGAGCAGCGCCCGATAGCCGCGCTGGGTATTAAGCTGATCCACCGCCAGTGCGGTGCGTTGCAGTTCCGTTTTCTTGAGCTGATCGAGCCGGGCCAGATCGCCTTGATTGATCTGCGCCCGGACTTTGGCCAGTTCTGTTTTCTGCTCATCGATTTTCAGTTGATCACGCAGGGTTTGCAGGGTGCGCTGATACTGGTCCTCTAGATGCTGCGCCTCACGCAAGGCTGCGGCGGCAGCCTGTTGGGCTTCACGCTGAGCCTGTTCGCGGGCGCGAAAGGCGGCTTGCTCTGCATCCTTGAGATGAGCCGCTGCCTGAGCACGGGCCAGCAAGGCGCGCCCCTGTTCGGTTTGATTCAGGTTGTCGCGCTCGGCCTGTCGGTTGATCTCGCCCAATGCCGAGTCGTCGCGCAGCCGGTCGAGCTGTTCGGTGAGGCTGGATATCCGCCGCTCCCACGCCGAGGTCAGTTCAGCATCCGGTGGCTTGATACTTTGCAAACCGGCACTGACGCCTTCGACCGCACTCTGCGCTTCACGCAAAATCCCGCTCAGGGCATCAATACGCAGGCCGGTTTGATCGGCAATTGCCATGCTGCGGGAATAGGCTCCGGCCAAGCCTTCGATTTCATCGCGCAACGTCTGGCTGGGACCAATAGCTTGAGCCAATGCTTGAGCAGCGCGATCAATATCCTGACCTGCCGCCACATTACGACCGAACTCCAGAGCTGCACTGCGCCGTGCATTGGGGCCTGCGCTATAGGTGTTACCCCATTTATCCAGCAGTTGCGCCCGTTGCTGAATATCCCGCAATGCCTGTTCGGCCTGCCGTTTGGCTTCGGCCTGCTCGTCCATTAACTGCTTGAGAATGGGACGGCGCTGAGCATTGCTCAGGGCTTCCCATTCTTTACGCAGCTCGGACAGCGGCCGTTGCAGGTCATAGGCCGAGGCGCCTGCTTTATCGGCATTTTCACTGAACAACAAAAAACTGGCTGCCGTGGTGCCTACCAGCAACGCCAGCCCTACAGGCCCACCCAGAATGGCGCCCACACCGGACAGGGCCCGAGCACTCAAAGAGGACGCTGCTATATACGCGGTTTGAGCAGCCGTAGCCGCACGGGTGGCTTGATAATCTACCAGCTTGGCGGCGGTGAGTGCATGAGTAGCGCGGCTCAGGTGTTGAGCCGAGGTCACGGCTGCCAAACGCCGCTCGGCTAGGATCACCTCGGCCTGGGTGGAACGCTGCACCAGCAAGGCCGTGTCCAGCGCGCCACGGGCACGTCCCAATTCGGCGGAATACGCCAGCCGTGATGCTGCGACCTGCCCATACAGCACCTTGATATTTTGCGCGGCAGCCTTGGCGATCAAGCCGAGTCCTGCGCCAATGGCTACGGCCGAAAACGTACTCAGATTATCGGCAACCAGATTGATGGTCTTGGCCAATCGGGCAGTGACTTGGGCGCCATTGTCGGCAGTGCCGATGTACTGGGCGAAAGCATCACGCAACCGCAAACCGGCATCCGCCACGGACGTGGCCATGCCCTCGGTTTCCTGACGCATCAAGCCGATCTGGCTGATCCAGCCTTTGGCGACCACATCCACCGTGAGCTGGCCGTCACTGGCCATGCGTTGAAGTTCGGCGCGGCTTTTACCCAGGGCATCCTGCAAAGCCTGGAGCAAACGCGGGGCCTGGGTGACTACGGCATTGAAACCATCGCCCTGCAGCTTGCCGTTTTGCAGGGACTTGCTGACCTGATCGATCACCGACGCAGTCGCCTGGGCCTTGGTTCCGCTAACGGCCAAGCCAAGCGACAGGGCTTCGGTCATGTTCAGTGCGTCTTCAGCAGTACCGCCAAATTCACGCAACACCGCGACCGTGCGGATAAACAGCTCGGCGTTTTCCGAGTAAGCCTTGAAGGTCAAACGACCTATATCCATCAGCCGGGTTTGCGCTTCTACAAAGTCATCTTGCGAACGGGTGGCAAGTTTCAGCCTTGACGCGATCTGCCCCCATTCATCGGCAATGCCGATCAGATTGCCCACCGCTAACGCTCCGGCCATGACCCGCACATATCCACCGACTGCGCCGGTCAGTGAGCCCAAGGCCTGATGCTGTGAGCGAATCGCTGCTTCCTGCGCCCGCCAACCTGCCGAGGCTTCGCGATTGCCGCTGGAGATAGTGCGCAGGTAATCGCGCCCCATCCGCCCTGCCCGTGCCATCTCCCGCTGATAGGCACCGGTCTGCGCCGAGACACTGACTATCAGTGATCGCAGCGTTTTGCCGGGCATGGGGTGCTCCAGGATTCAAGACAAGGAAAGTTCTAAAACCACAAAGGACGCTTTCGCGTCCTTTGGTTTGGATCAATTTATCATTATCGATATTCGAGAGCTGCCAGCACATGTCCCGGGTCATTGTGAATAGCGCGCAATAAAGCCCGTGCAGGCCCTTCAGGCTCACGTCGCCCTTGCTCCCAGTTTTGCAAAGTACCTATCGGGACATCTATGGCCTTGGCAAATCGGGCTTGCGACAACCCGGTCGCTTGGCGAATCATTTTCACTTGCAGTGCATCGACATGAAATTCGCGGGAGGGCGCGCGTTCACCTCGATCAATTTCATCCATCTGGGTCATGCTTTCGACCAGACGGTTGAACAAATTTTTCTCCATCACTGCCACCCTTTATTCAAATCGCTCAATATTTTCTTCTCGACGGGAGAAAGATCATCTTTGATCCCTTTTCGGTAGATCAGGATCAATCGGATCTGCTGCATCGCGCAAAGGTGGTAATAAATCACCCTGACCCCGCCGCTTTTACCTTTACCTTGTGCGGCCCAACGAATCTTGCGTAAACCGTTGGTGCCTTGAATCACATCACCCGCAGTAGGATGATCCGACAGATAACATTGAAATTCACGGTAGCTGTCGTCTGAAAGCAAACCTTTAAGGTCCTCGGTAAATATCTGAGATTCGATAAATATCATTTTTGCCCACTATCCGCCAGTGGCGTATGTCGGATGAAATAAGGGAACACATTTCATTCGTTCGATCGTGTTTAAATTCACGTACCACCCAACATTTCCAGCACCTTGATCCGTCGATCGAGAAAATGCTTCCAATGCGCCGTCGGGGTCATGTCGTTTAGCTCGACCCATTCCTCAAGACCTTGCTTCACCCAGCCCTGAAAGCCGTCTTCCTTGTATACAAACGGATTTTTGATTGAGATCGGCCCAAGGTCGACGTACATCAGGCGCATGCTCAACACCGCCCCGTCCTTGTATTGAACGCCGCCGTATTGGCAGGTCACTTCTTCATTCTGGGGCGCGCCCGTTGTATTGGTTGCCCTGAACGCAAACTTCACGGCCGGGTAGATAAATTTCCCATGCTCACGCTCGACCAGAGTCTTGTAACGAGTTCCCGCTTCCAGCAGCTTGGTGTCGGCAATGGGCAAGGTTTCCAGACCATCAGGGAAGATCAGGACCCTGAGCAGCCTCATGTCTTCAGGAGACTTGACCAGTTTCAACAACGCGGCTTCGCAGTTTTCCAAAATGCCGTAGGCCAAACGTGGATCTTTGCCAAAACGGCAATAACTGAACGAAGCGACCAGTATCAACACGCCAAGAATGGCCGCCACAGTTACCAACATTTTCTTGTAGATGGGGCGCACGGTCAGGCTCCGGGGTGTAAAGCGCAGAACCTACCACCAGGTTTCACGGCTGTAAGTCAGCTCGATCTGACAGATACGTCCTAAGGATTTCTTCCCCCTCTTCCTGCTCGTCGACCTCAGGCGGCTCTGCTCTCCAAGTGGGAAGCAGATCCAGCGCCGTGACTTTCGCCCCCTGGGCCTGAAATGAAGCGGCTGCAGTGATGGCCGCCAATACGTCAGCGCGCTGATCACATAGCGGGGATTCGCGGTCGTAGGCTTGCCAGAGAAACAACTCCTCGGCAGATAACTGGTTACATATTTCCTGAAGTGTTTTGCCCAGGCGGAGGGCCAGGGTCAGCAGAAACGCCAACCCCGGCTCCTCCTTTAACCGTTTCCCGCCGTGTCCACCGGGTCGGTTTCCAGAGCAACGCCACTCAACTCCAGCGCCCTGGCCACCAGACGGTCGTTTACAGGGCTGTAGGCTTCGGTCAGTTCAGGAACATCGTCATCCGTGAAAATCCGCTGCCCCGGCGGTTCAAACAGAGTGCGGGCCATAACAAAGGCGTACAGCGGCGTGCTGAAAATATCGAGTGCCGGGTCACTCTGCCCTTCTTCCGCGTGCGGGCTCAGCCCAGCGGCTATGCGCGCTGCCTCCACCTGCTGCACGGCACGGTGACGGTATTCCAGCCAGTCACCGGCACTCAGGGCGCGGACGATGACCTTGGCCGAGTCCCATTCCGGCACTTCCATCACCTCATGTTTGAAGTTGCGCAGCGGGTCGAGAATCTTGTCGCGAATGCCCGAGGCTGACGGCTTCTCACGCATCACGCACCTCCCGAAGGCACGCCGAACTTCACAGCGCCGGTGATACGCACATTGAAGGTGCCGTTGACCGTGCTGTTGGGCGCAGCATCCCAGGTGAACTGAGTGACCAGCCCGAGAAACTCGGTGGTGGTCGAGTCCTTGAAGGTCACATGAAAAGCGCGGGCCAGTCCATCATCTCGGGCTTTGCGCAACACGGTCTGCGCCGCATCGTCGGCCTTCCAGTTGCCGGACATGCTGAAGGTGCCGTTGTCAGCCAAGCCAGTGGTGAACTCCTTGGCGTCACTGGCCAGGGTAGTGGTTTCAATTTCATCCGACTGACCGCCCTGAAACTGCGGCTGTTTGATGGTGACGGACAGATCCGCGAATTCTAGATCCGCATCGCCGGGGTCCTGGGTGGCGGTAGTCGACACATTGAGCCGCGTGCCCTGGGACTTGACGAATTTGGACTTGATCGGGTTTTGAGTGGCCATTTCGCCTCCTAAGGCTGCAGGGTGTATTCCCAGCACACGCGAAACAAACGGGTATCGGGTTCATAGTCATCGGGCAGGCGCCCGGCATCGCTGACGCAAAAGTCGATGCTGCTGCCCAGCAGTGCATCAAAAACCTGCGCGGCCAGCAGCAGTGCTTCACGCTTGCTCAGTGCCCAGGCATCGACTTGCAGCTGGGCATCGGTGGAGCCGTCCCAACCCGAGAGCGTCACGCCCGCACTGCCACTGACCAGAGTCCAGGTGATGCGTGGCGACGGTGCGTCCGGCGGCGCGATTTGCGGATACACATGACCACCCGCCAGTGATGCCAAGCGGGCGGCGATGGCGACTTCAATCATGCTTAATACCGTAACAGCGCCTGATCAATGGCCTGCGCCAACTTGCTGCGCACCGCGTCTTCGATCTGCGGCAAGTTGTTGTCCCAGGCCGGTCGGAGAAAAGGTTTAGCGTTCATTTGCGAGGTGCCAAACTCCAGAAACCGCCAGTAGTACGGGGCACTTTCAGGTTTGGGGGATTGGCGTTTTTTACCCGCTGGACGCTTTACGCTGACACCCGCCACCGCAGCGTCGGACGAGTCCCGCTGCCGGGTCACCACGATGTTCTTTTTCAGCTTGCCACTGCGAACAGGCGCGCTTTGCCGGGTTTTGTCCCGAGCCAATTTCGCTCCCGCCATCACTGCATCACGCACTGCCTTGTTGGCGAGTGACCTGGACAGGCGTTGAAGGTCGGCTTCCAGCTCACCCAACCCGAGCAGATCCAGGGAGATATCAGGCATGGGCGCTCACCGTTTTGCACATCAACTTGAGTTCGCAACGGGTGTAATCCAGCAGCGCGGCTTCGATCAGGTAGAAGGTGTCGTCTTTCACCACACGCATGCCCGCTTCAATGCCCTGACGCGGTCGGATCAGCACTTCGGCGGTGACTTCACGCTGCTCCTGCGCGGCCGCCATCCACGCCCTGCCCGAAACCGGCCGAATCTCGGCCCAGGTTTGACCGACGTCCAGCCAGACCTCTGTCCAGCCGCCGATATCGTCAGGGATACGGGTCAGGCATTGCAGTATCACCCGATGGCGCAAACGCCCGGCTCGCATCACACACCCAGCGCCACTCGAAACGGCGCCAGTAAACTGCGCGATCCCGTCGGCAAATCGGTGCGGCCACTCTCACTGAACACGTCAATGCGGTTGTCATAAAAGTGACCGAGGATCAGCAAACAGGCAGCAAGAATCGACGGCGTAATCAGCATCGGATCGCGCCCCGCCGTACCCTCCAGCACGGCCTGCTCCAGGGCGGCGTTGTCGACGTAAAAGCGCCGCTGCAAATACTGCATCGCACTGTCTTCAGCCGCATCCAGATAACGCTGCACCAGCGACTGGTCCTCGGCTTCGGCGCGAAGATGCTGCATGCCGACTTCGATATCGATCACGCTCATCTCAGGCCGCCTTCAACTTGCTGCGGGTTTCAGGTTCAGGGGTGGGGACGGTAAATGGTCCGTAGATGAAGGCTTCCGGGCGTTTCACTGCCAGGGCTACCCGCTCTTCGCAACGAATAGAGATCAGGTTCTTTTCAAAATCATCGGCGTTTTCGGTGCTGATCACCACATTGGCGTCTTCACGGTCGAACAGCTGCGCGCCCGTGCGGAAAGCACCGGTCAGGAAGCGGCCTTCAAATGCCTGAGCCTCGGTAGCGACTACCGGCAAGCCCCATAACAGCGGCCCGGCAAGCCCCAGCGGATTGCCCAGAATGTAGCGGCCCAAGGTGTCTTTGGTCAGCTCGAGCTTGGCCCAGTCGATAAAGTGCAGCACATGGCCACTGGCAGGTAGCCGCGCCAGCTGTGCCTGGAGCATGGCCAAACGCAGATCATCAATGCCCGATGGCTGGACCACTTCAAAGGCCGGGCTGAACACTGACGCTTGCGGAACGATACCTTTCAGGTGAACCCCGGTACCGTCGCCAAACAACACCTCTTCCTCTTCCACATATTTGAGGCCGTAGCGCATTTCCACATCGATGGTGGATTGCAGTTGGGAGAAGTCATCGAGGATCTGTTTTGCCGCCTTGAACATATGAGCCAGGGTGGAAACGGCAGTGATCTTGATATCGAATCTGATATCCGAATACGGCTTGGCCTGCCCTTCCGCCACTACCTTTGCGGCATTGGTGAAACCGGTCTGCTGCACCCAGAAAATGGCCGGAGCCGTGGTACGACCGGGGGCTATCAGGTCGCGAATAAACAACCGTTGTTTGGGCATTACATCAATGCCCGGCAAACGTTCCGGCTCGACCACATTGGGCGGAATATCGCCGGACAGCAACGCGGCATTGACCGGAATACTCAGGCGCTTTCCGCCCTCCAGACTCGATGCGAAAGCCTTGAGGGCTTCGCTTTTGATTACTACAGAACCGAGGCTGTCACGGGGCTCCAGTGCGGTTTGGCTGGGCACGCGGGCGAATTCCTGCTCAATCTCGCCAAGCCGGGTTTTCAGCTGTGCTTCGGCTTCGGTCAGGCTATTGAAACGCAGCGCCAACTCATCGACGGTCGCTTTGGTCTGCTCGGACAGACCACCCGCCTTGCGGGCTTCGGTCATGGCCTCTTCGGCCTGTTTGCTGAAATCGCTGGAGGCCTGGGCCAGCTCGGCGGAAACCTGCTTCAACAGGTCGTGGGTTGTATCAGACATGACTCATCCTCTTGGCAAAGATAAAGTTAATTACGCCCTACAAAACACAACAGTCAATTCCCACAAAAGACAAAAACTTTAAACGCCTGACGCATAACCACAAGTCACGAAGTTCATATTTAATGCACACCTAACACTTGAGCATCACCAACACCTCGTATAGCATCCCAGACACATAGAAAATTACGAATATATAAATTCAGATAAAAACCCCCTCAAGAGGCTACTCATGTCACAACAAATTCAAAACGACAGCATAGTAATCTGGACCTTCGACAACTACACAACTCTTGTCGGCTTTTTTAGTGGCATCGCAGTCATTGGACTGGTGCTCTATATATACTATCGCTCCGGATCTTTAATGCTGTTACGTGACCTCATGTGGCGCTTTTTTGGAGGATCAACAAAGTTCGAAAATTCCGATTTTGAAAGATCACGGAAAAACCTAAGAGAAGTCGAGCACTATCGATTCGAATTCAATATTCCAGCGCAAACACTTGAAGATGCAACACTTGCCGAGAACTGGATAAAAAGCAACAGCTTTTCACACAGAGACGTTGCGAGCATAAAATCGTATATCGACTGGAGCGATTTCAACAACCCCAACTTCAAAACAAAACTATTTTCTACAAAAGTAGAACACTTATTTGCTGCCGGACTGGTATTTTTCCTACTACTAATCCTTATTGCCCCACCTCTAGCAAGCACTAACTATCTTATGGTTTATTTGAGAGAGTCTCCGGATACCCCTTCTTTTTTCATCTCAGAAAACAATGCGAAATTTTCTATGTTCTCCAAAAAACCACTCACGCCTGTCGAGTGCGGCTCATCGACTTCGCTTCAAGACTTCATAAAGCCTGGCTTTTCTGAAAATGATTTAGATCAAATCTGCAATCTGTTTCTCAACCCCAATTACATTGAGAATGTAAAAAGTGGCTTAAAGGAACAGCGAGCAGTTTTTATATTTATCGTCTTACTTTCAATACTCGCCGCTTTTTGCCTACTCGTTAAGCTCACGAGAATACGCACAGCTAGGAAACTTTATACTCGCGTGGAAAGTATCTAATAATTTACACAACAGATGCTGTAGATGGATAGATGGATAAATCTATCGAACGGCCCTGATCCTTTGAGAGCGTCTCGCGTCAGAGACGCTTGCTCGAAGCATTGCCAGAGCGGATTTTAGCTCCTCAGCAGGATCTTGCTGCTGATTTAATAAGCTGTTTAAACGCATCACGGCATCAGACGCCAGAAAATCATCGGCAAAGCCCTGCTCAACCGCAGCACTGCCATTGAGCCAAGTATCGGCATCCATCAACTTCTGCATGGCACTGAGTTGTGATCCGGTGCGAGTCGCGTAAATCTCGGCCATGGCCTGATCGAAAGGCTCAAGCCTGCTCGCCACTTCCAGCAGGTCCTGACGATTGCCGAGGGCAATGACCCAACAGTTATGGATATTCAAGAACCCGGCACGGGCGATGCGGATTTCGTCTCCCGCCATCGCAATGATTGAAGCCGCTGATGCGGCCAACCCCAGCACCTTCACCGTGACCTTGCCGCTGTAATCGCGCAGCAGGTTGTAGATGGTCAAACCCTCGAACATATCGCCGCCGGGTGAGTTGATATTCACCGTCACATCGGCGCCATTCACGCTACGCAAAGCGGCGGCGATACGCTTGGTGGTCACGCCCTCTCCGCTCCACGGGTCCTGGCCGATGACGTCATAGATCGAGATGCTGTGTTCCTCTTCACTGGCAGCGCGAATGCCGGGATTCCAGCGCTTCAGCGCCAGCGGCTTGATCTCGCAGGGTGCGGGCAATGCTTTATCGTTCATGGCGACTTCTCGGGATCAGGGACGGGCTGGCCCAGGGTTTCAAGGGAAACCATCGCCGCCTGCACGGTGAACAGCTCGCCACCGGGGATCGGCGGCAAGTTCTCAAGGCGGCGGACTTCGTTGCGATTGATCCAGCCGTGGGTCAAACCACTGATATAGAAACTGGCACGTCCGGCGCTGTCGGCGCGCAATAAGCCCTCAACCGAGAACTCGACAAACACCTGCTCGGTTTCGTATTCGTCGATCAGGCCACGGTTGATTTCCTGTTCGATATTGACCAGCAGCGGACGCAGGCTATTGGTCAAAAAGTGCAGGTTCTGCGCTTCGACACTGGCGGCCCAGCTGCTCTGCTTGGTCATATGCCCGACCATAAACGGCGGCACCCGAAACCAGCGGCAGATTTCTTCGACATTGAAGGCGCGAGTTTCCAGCATCTGCGCGTCTTCGGGGTTCATGGTGATGCCCTGGTACTTGAGGCCCGCCTCCAGCACCATGGTCTTGCCTGCGTTTTTGGAGCTGCTGAACTCCTCCAGGCTTTTGCGCAGCAAGTCGCGCTGCTCCTTGGTCAGGGTTCCGGCACCTTGCGCCGCGCCGCCCTCAACTGTCAGAAAACCCGAGGCTTGCAGGCCGTTGGCAAACACCTTCGCGGCCGCCTCTTCGGCGGACATGGATGAGCCGAAAATATCCCGTCCCGTCGTGATTGGCAGCATCCCGCAGATACCGTCGATGCCAAAGCCACGAATATGCAGCAGCCGTTTCTCAGGGATTTCCCGCTGGCCTTTGCGCTCGTTGTAGCGGTACTCCAGCCGCCCGTTATCCAGGCGTTTGACGGTCATGCATTGCGGCAACAAGGGCACCAACGCCACCAACCGGTTGCCGATCATCTTCTTCTCGATAAAGGCATTGCCGCGCAGGCAAATGCTCGCCACCACCATCAACATAAAGCGCTGCGGGGTCATCTCGATATTGGGCGAGCGGCACAGTACGCGGTACAGCGGATGGTCGGTGGCGGGCTCCCGAGAGCCATCGGGCAGGCGCCGATAGAGCTTTAGCGGCAAGGTCGAAACGGACTCGGACAACAGCCGCACACAAGCCCAGACCGTGGACAGGCGCATGGCCGCGTCCACCGATACCGTCTTGCCGCTACTGGAAACGCCGAACCACTCCTTCCAGAACACCGAGTCCGTGAGCCCGACCGGCACGCCCAGCCACTGCTGCAACGCGGCGCGGATGCGACCGGGTTTCCAGAGTTTTGCCATTACAGGCCCACCATGATCGGGTCAGAGAAAAAGCCCTCGCGGTCGCCCGGCACCAGCGGTTGCAGCTCGGAGGCGCCGATGCTCATGGCCAATGCGACAACGCCATCGATACGGCCAGTGCTTTTGCGCTTGGCGAAGATGCGGTTGTTTTTCTGGTCGGCTTCGAGCACGGCGCTGGCGGCATTCCAGCGCAATACCGGGTTGGCCTGAATGACGATGCGCTGCTCGGCAAGCAAGGTTTCGGTCAGTTCAATCGAGCGTGGCATCCACAGGCCCGAGTCCCTGGCCACGGTGTAACCCTGGCCGTGGGCTAACAGCGGAACCGAGATGCCCAGGCTTTCCAGTTCGGGCAGAAAGTACTTGATGCGATAGGCATCGAAGGCCACGCCTTGAATCGAAAACCGTGCCGCCAGCTCGCCCAGTCGCACTGCCACAGCGCTGTAGTTCACCGCAACACCCGAGGGTGCATGCAGATAACCGGCACGCTCCCAGGCGTCGTAGGGCACCCGGTCGGTGCGTACCCGATCCAACAAGCTGTCTTTTGGCGTCCAGAACTCCACCAATGCCTTGCTTAGACGCGGGAAGTACAGCGCCAGGGCGGTCAGGTCGCGGGTGCCCGATAGATCGAGACCGCCATAACAGGGCTCATCCTCGGGAATATCTTCTATGCCGAAATCCTGCTCGCAACTGAGCCAGGTATCTGCCGACAGCCACGGATTCTCCGCATCCACCCACTGGCAGAAATTCAGGCGCCGGACGCTGGATTCCTTGGCGGGCATACCTCGGGCTTCGGTAACTTGTTCCCGCAAATACTTCAGACCCGGCAGCCCGCCGTTATCGTCACCCGACTTGCCAAAGGCCAGGCTCGGGTTGGACTTGTGCCAGCAGGCTTCGTCCTTGAACGGGTCATCGCCTTCGTCCAGCGAACAGATAAAGGCGAAGAAGCTGTCGTCCTGCTGCTGCCCCGAGCAGATTGCTTGCCCGTACTGGTGATACTCGTAGCAGACCGAAGTGCGGTCATGCCCGCTGTTGGTGATCATCACGATCAGGGCCTGACGGCGCCCCTTGGTCCCGGCGCGGATCATGTCCACCACTACACGGGTCTTGTGCTCGTGAATCTCATCGAGCAACGCCACATGGGGCCGTGGCCCGGACTGACCGTCATCGGCACTGATCGGGCGGAAGAAGCTGCCCGAGGCGAAGTGCGCCAGATTCCAAACCTTCTCGCCGCGCCCGGATTTCTCCAGCCGATCCGCCAGCAACGCCGACTGATCGACCATCGACACCGCATCGCGAAACAGGATCATGGCCTGATCCTTTTTCGTTGCAGCGGCGTAAATCTCGGCGCGGGCTTCATCGTCCGAGGTCATACCGTAAAGGCCGATCCCGGCTGCCAGTGGCGACTTACCCGAGCCCTTGGCGGTTTCGATATAGCCGGTGCGAAAGCGCCGAAAACCGTCCGGGCCTTTCCAGCCAAACAGGCTGCCGAGGATAAAGGCCTGCCATGGCAACAGATGGAAAGCTTGGCCCTCGTACTCGCCGCCATTGAGGCAGAGCACGTCCTCGAAGTAGCCCATAACCCGGTTGGCCGAGTCCAGATCCCAGAATAATCCCCGAGCCGGGCCGTGTTTCAGGTCATTGAGATGACGCTGACAGGCATTGCGCACATCCGGCCCCGCCATGATCCGGCCGTCGATAACATCCCGGGCAAAGGCAGTGGCGCGATCAGAAATACTTGTCCACGATGCGCTTTTGCTCATTGGGGAATAGCTCGCCTTGGGGCGGCGCGGCTTTCAGGGATCGTCGCGCCAAGGGCGACAGGCCAAAGCGCGAACCGGCCTCGTTGGCGCGGCGCTCGGCGTCATTGCGCAGCTTGCGCCATACCGACAGATCCTGGGCGCCGCTGCGGTAGGTCTGAACGTCGCCACGCAGGGATTGGCCCTGGCTGAACTCGCGCATTTTCAATGTCCAGAACCGGTACTCGGCTGCGGCCTCGCAATAATGGGCCATGGCTTGGCGATCAAGCCGCGAGATCAAGCCGAGCATTTCCAGATCCGGCACTATGCGCGCCCATTCCGCCTGCGCTTCGCTGCTGAGCCAGTCCGGCATGGGCGGTGCTTCGACCGGCGCCAGCGGCTGGGCTTGCTCTTGCTCAAGCGCCTCGCGGTTCTTCTTGCTGGGGTTGCCGTTGAGCAAATGCACGATAGCGGGCTTTGCATGACGTCCAGAGTTTTGATTTCCTGCCATCCAACACCTCAGATTTCAACCTGGAGCGCCCTCTCCCTCAAAGGCCCACCCCTGATATTTCCCGGCGTTGCACAAAAAGGGGGGCGCGAGGTCTGGAAGCTCGGCACCTGTGAACATTGCCCCCACCCTCCCCGTTGTTCAGGGTTGATTCCACCCGTGAGCGGGGTCTATGGGCTGGCCGTCTTCGGTACAACCAAAGACCCGGCCCGACTTTTCGAAACGCTGCTTGTGAGAGTCGTGGCAGTGTTTGCATAGGGACTGCCAGTTGGTGCGATCCCAGAACAGCTCGGTATCGCCGTGATGGGCCTGAATATGATCAACAACCACCGCCTGGATGACGCGACCATGGCGCTCGCATTCAGCGCATAGCGGATGCTTGCGTAACCAGCCAATCCGGGCGCGCTGCCAGCGATAGCTGTACATGCTCAGTCGCCGTTGCGCCGGGGGAGTTTGTAGCCAACAAAGCGTTCGGCCAGATCGCGGACCTTCTCGACACCCAGAAAACCTATCCAGCCGCCGACAAATCCGGCCATGGCCAAAGGCAGTCCGAAGTAGTCCATGCCCGAGATCATGGTGATGGTCAGCCCACCGCAGAGAGCACCTTCCAGCAGCGCCCGACGCCTGGAGCCGCCACCGTAGATGATCCGCAGTGCGGCCATGAAAAAGGCCAAAGTCGCGGCAAAAATCACAGGCGCTTGCTCACTGAGCCACGCCAGAATCGCCGCAATCACATAGGGTTTCTCAGGCCAGCCTGACATCTGCACGATCTCCGGACAGATGGAATAAAAAAGCCCTGCGGCAGAGGCAGGGCTAACGGGGCGCCGCTTGAGGGAGGGGACTCGGGCGCAGGTAAAACAACATAGTGATCTTTTACCCTCGAACGGAAAGCCCGTGAAGCGCCATTTTTCGGTCTGTGGAGTTGACGCAAGGTTGACGCACAGTTGGCGCAGGGTTGAGGGAAGTACCCTGACAAACGGTCAGGCAGCGCGGTGATTGGCACGCCTTAACAGGTCGCTCATCACCTGCTCGTGCAGGCTCTGAACCCAGTTGCGATAAGTGCGATCTGCCGTCGACGGCAACGCGAGCAACTGCATCTGCCGGGGGACCGACAATGCCGGTACAGGCAGATAGCGCAGGCTCGCTAGCTTGACCAACAACTGCCCCCGTTCACCTCGGTGCTCCAGTCGAGCCAGGGCCGCTTCAATTTCGCGAGCAATATGATCCGGCCCTGCCCCGTTGGCCATCAGTTCACGCGGCCCCGGCAGATTACGCGGCATACCCCCGGCAAACTCCATCAAGGTACCCATCGGGCTGCTAAGGCTGGCTTCCATCCCGCAGCGCCGGGTCTGCTCGGCCCAGTGCTGCATCAGGGTTTCGATTTCAGAAATCATCGGCGCTTACTCCTACTGGTGACATTGGTGACGGCTGGTGACACAAAAACTCTCTTCAAATCAACGCTGTCACCAATGTCACTACTGTCACCACTAAAAAGTAAAAACATATACAACGCTTTTACGGGCTATATCACTGCGGGGAAAAGGCAGTGTGTATAGGGTTACAAAACTCGTAGTGACACTGGTGACATTAGTGACATTAGTGACACGATTGATTTCGTTCACTTTTTCAACTCTGCATTGGTGACAGAGCCGGTGACACTGGTGACACCTAAGCCGCCGAACGCTCGGCCTCCGGCCGCAGGTACGGCCTTACGCGCTTGAGGGTGCCCGGAACCCGTTTTTGCTTGGACTTGAGCCAACCTAACCGCCGCAGAATTTCCGCTACCCTGCGCTGCTCAGGTTTGTTCATTCTTGCTATGTCCATTTGCAATGCATTTTTTAGCAGTGTCATGGTCGTGACCTCATTAATGGGCCCCCATAAACCATCCGGGTAATGGGCTTGCGGTGCCTGCCCCTCCAGATAGTTGATGATGATTTCTTCCCAAGGGTCCTCAACATAGCGGGCGTCTTGCTCCTCGCGGGCAATTTCCTGGGGGTAGTCCCACCACTGGAAACCCGTCGAGTACAGATGCAGTGCTTCTGCCCATAGCTCTTTGCGCCATTGGCGGATGTACTCAACATCGGCCTTGTGCACGAGCACCGGCAGAAAACGTCGTGCCCCCGTTGGATCGCTAAGGTAGGTGTCAGCATTGGTGGTGCCGATAAATACGCACTGGCGAGGATGACTTTCCCCGTGCCGCTCGTAGGGCGCACGGTACTTGTCATCGCGGCGGGTTATGGCCATTTTTACCTGGTTGATATCGGCCTTGGAAAAACTCTGCATCTCGCCAATTTCAACCACGGTATGGCCCTGCATCGTCACATAAAAGTCCTTGGTGGTCGGCGGCTCGCTGGTTTCCAGATACCAGTCAAACCCGAACAGCTCGGCAATGCAGGTCGACTTGCCGAGCCCCTGACCACCTTCCAGCACCACCATTTCATCGACCTTGCAGCCCGGTTTGAATACGCGAGCCACTGAGGACACCAAGAGCGACTGACCGATATGCTTGGTGTACTCGTTCTCATCGGTACCGAACACCCTGGGCAAAAGATGCGGCAAGCGAGACTGCCCATCCCAGGGCGGCAGGCGTTCGAGCCATTCGCGTACCGGATGAAAACGCGCATCCCACGCCACAAGCCGTGCGGCTTCTTCGGTGACGAGGCTGTTACGCAGGCGCAGATTCCACACCATCTGCAACCAGACCAGAGCTTTACCGGCATCGACATCTAGCCAAGGCCCCGCCTCGCCGCCGAAAACCGGGGGTGGCTGGAGTTTTTCAATTCGGTTTGAAAACTCATTGAAGGCCAGCACGCCCTGCCATTCCGGTGCGTGCTTGAGGATCAAGTAGGCGTTGGTCAGCTCGGCACGCAGGGCACCGTCATCGGAGCGGCGCAGGGAGGTTTTCCAAGCTGCTACGGCGCCTGCGGGCACTGGCTTGTGATTTTGGGGAGGCTTGGCGCCGGACTTGTCGTTCAGCCCCAGTAACTGGGCCGCAGATTTAACGGCTTTTGACACATCACCGTTGTGCTCCAGAAGGCAGTAGACGGCGAAGGCATCGTTTTGATGTCCATTGGCCAATGGGTCTGCCCCATGATGGGAATAGACCTTGCCATCAGTAACCGAAACACCCGGCAATCCCGTGCTGCTTTGCGGGCATAGCCAGCGTTGGCCGTGCTGAGTGTAACCATGGGCACTGAGCAATGACTCTACGTCGTGGGCAAGGTTGAATTGTTCGATGACCGAGGGGCTGGCGCCTTCGACTGGGGATGTCCTGGTCTTGGGCGAGGGTTTGGCTTTTACACACCAAGGACAGGCAGCTTCGGCGTCACGCTTGAACAGATCCCAGTTTTTCCAGGCACTGAGCAGTTCAGGAATCAGTACCGGAAAACCTTCGATAGAAGGCGGTGTTTTCCAGACATAAGGCTTGCCGGTGCCGGGGTGAATCGAAGGAGGCAAGACATCCTGAACCACACCGCCTCGAAACTCGAATACAGTAAATTTTTTGAGCGATTCAGCCTGCGCTTTCAAAATGGCAACTGTCGCTTGATCAGCAGAGGCTTCTGCAGCTTTGAGTAATTGGATAACTGATTTGAATAACGAACCATCCGGATCTTTCTGATTGGGCCAAGCCAAGGCATGACGGCCCAACTCGATCCCGGCGGGCACACGAAACAGAAGGCGCATGCGCTGCGGATTGCCCACTACAGTCGGGCAAGTCAGAGCAAGATGATTCAGGTCCAACCCTAGCTGATCGCTCAACAGCTGACGTGTCCATTGCACATCATCTACATCCAGCGAGCACAATTGACTGGGGCCGAGTACAACGCCCATGTTGTGATGTGGGTGCTTGAGCCAAAACGCTGCAGCTTGGTCGGCATTAGAGAAATAGCCACCGGCTTTGTTCCAGGCTTTGCCCTTAGGGGCTTTCTGACCAGGTTCGATGGGTACTAATGCGAGGTCAAACACCTCTACGTAGCGTTTTGCCCAATCAGCACAAGTTGGTGCATGGCTCATGCAGCACCTCCTGCATGGAGAAAACTGAGGGCGCAGCGAATCTGCCTACCCGACGCATAACGATTCACGCCAAGCTGGACTTGCGTAAGAATGCCCAATCGATATCGTTTCGTAGTTCCTCACAGGTCACTACCCCGCAAGTTTCCCGCTCGATATTGATTGCCAGCTTTGCGCTAGCACGTCTGTTGCCATAAGCCACTTGCCGTATCTGCCCAACGCTGGTTTGGCAGGCGCCCGCAAAGTAATCGAATGTGGGCTTGTCCAAGGTCTTGATATAGGAATACAGGCTCATAAGTTCGACCCTCCCCCTTGAACTTAAAATGTTAGCTCTTGCTAATTTTGACCGCAAGCACGAAATAGATTTTACTAAACGCTAAATAAGCCGGAATAGAAGCCTATGGACATTAACCAGCTTCGCGTTGACACACTTAGAAGCATTATCGGTGTGCGGAAAACTAAGGATTTCGCAGAACAATACGACCTCGATGCGTCTTACCTCTCCCAAATGCTCAATGGTCATCGCCCAATGGGTGACCGGGCAGCAACAAAGCTCGAACACAAGATAGGCCTAACAACCGGCACTTTAGTGATGCCAAGGACGGACATGGTCGCTGATGCAATCAACGGTGTTGCCCCCCTGAGCTACCCGCTATTCCTGCGTTCAAAAATACGCGGTGTAGTGCCGCTGGAAAACAGCGACCGTTGGTCTTCCCTGGAACCACTAACGGGATGGCTTCTAGTGCCTAGCACTGACCCAGAGACTTATTCGTTAAGATTCAAGGGCGATGCCTTGGCGCCAGCCATACGCAATGGCTGGGCTGTTTGGGTTGAACCCAACCATTCGCTGGTACCTGGGGAGTATGTGATTATCGAACTGCTGGACGGTACCAGCATGATCAAAGAGCTTTTATTCGAGAATGAAGGGGTACTCAGCCTGATGCCTTTGACTGGCAGCACCGGGCGACTCTCGTTAAGCCGTGTAGAGATCAAGCATATTCATCATGTAGGCGGAATTTTGCCGGGCAGCAAAATTTTGTATCAATCTGAACAATCACTTTAAAGCTCACCCTGAAGCTAAAAAACAAAAGCTAATCATTAGATTTCATTACTATTTTCAAAATATATATTTAGCAAATAGTAATTTTCACACTCCACAAAACAGCTCACGCTATTGCTTAAACCCCCGCTTATGCTAATTATTTGGAATACCTGTTTCCTACGAGGGGCTGATCGTGTCTTCGGAGTGGATGGTTCCAAATTCTACTTATGAGCAGTTACTAAGACACTGGGATATACCTTGCCTGTCTTTGAGCCAATTTCGTGAGTCATATCTCCCGCATATCAAGACAGAGCGCTACCTTCTGCATGAAATCAAATCCGGGAAGATCCAGATCCGGCTCACCCGCCTGCATGGCTCTATTCGGGCAGCGCCTGTGATTTTTCTGCAAGACCTGGCTCAGTATCTGGACGCACTTGCTCCCGGCTGCGCACCCAACAACATGGCTGGCCCAAGGTCTGAAAGACGGAGGTAGATCAGCTCATGGATATTCAAAACGAAATTCTGACTGAAGATGAGATCAGCGCTATCACAGGCTTCAGACTGACTCGTTCACAAATAAACTGGCTGGATCTTCATGGCTGGCATTACGAACTGACTGGTGCTCGTCGACCAGTTGTTGGACGGATTTATGCCCGATTGAAACTTGCAGGCGTAAAACCCTCTGGGGCCAATGCAGTAGCTCATACCTGGACCCTAGACCTTTCAAAAGTAAGCTGACATGGCCCTGAAGAATCCTAGCAACCGCGATTTACCGCCACGAATGCTTCGTCGAACCCGAAAACGCAAGAATGGCCGGATCTGGGTCAGCTATTACTACGATGGCCGGGACGAGAACGGAAAAAGAAAAGAGATCCCGTTAGGATCCGATCTTTACGAGGCCAAAGTAAAGTGGGCGAAAATGGAATACAAAAAACCACCCAAAGTCGTGCGCAATATGGGCGAGGTCTTTGACCGATATGAAGCTCGGATCATTCCAGGCAAGAAGCCACGAACACAGCAAGACAACCTCAAAGAACTAAAGCAACTGCGTAAAGCCTTCGATAACGCACCTATAGACGCGATCACCCCGCAGGTTGTAGCTCAATACCGAGATGCCCGAACTGCCAAGGTACGCGCTAATCGCGAAATTGCCCTGCTCTCTCATGTGTTTACCATCGCCCGCGAATGGGGAATGACTGAAAAGGCCAACCCCTGCGCCGGCGTGCGTCGCAACAAAGAAACACCGAGAGACTTCTACGCTGACTCTGCAATTTGGGATGCGGTGTTTGCGCAGGCAGCGCAAGAACTGAAAGACGCCATGCAACTGGCTTACCTGACAGGTCAACGGCCAGCGGATGTGCTGAAGATTTCAGTCAACGATTTGAGTGAGGATTTTTTGATGGTGGGGCAAGGTAAAACACAGAAACGGTTGCGTATATTGCTTTACTGTGAAGAAATGAAAACCAAGCTGAGTTTTTTTATTGACGACTTGCTGAAGCGCCGTACTTTGTGCGGAATTCGAAACTCCAGACTAATTACCAACGCGAGTGGGTTACGCATGAGTTCGCAAATGTTGCGCAACCGCTGGGATGAGGCTCGGATAAAAGCTGCCACGCAAGCCGTAACTGATGGTCTTCCTGAGCTTGCAGCCAGCATTAGACAATTTCAATTTAGAGATATACGACCTAAAGCAGCAAGTGAGATTGAGTTGGAGCATGCTAAGAAACTGCTGGGCCACTCTAAAGAAAAAATTACTGAAAAAGTGTATCGACGAATAGGGGACATAGTTAGACCAACAAAATAATACTGCTCACGAGCCGCGAATATATAAAAACAAAACAAAAAACTACGAACAAAGAACTAAATTAAGTCACCATGAAACAACTCTAACATCGGCTGAAAGCAAGCCAAAATACTAGGGCGAATTATCATCACCCCAGCAGCGAAACGTTGTTAATTTTCTCTAAATAATTTATTTAGCCCTAGAGCTAGTTGGAGGCTTAATCCCCCCTCTGCGCTTGATCTTGGCTGCAACTCGAAAAATATCCGGCATATTAATTCTTGACTCCGTCCGATACTCAATTACACCGATATTTACTAGAGACTCCATAAGGAGCTCCTCTTTATCAGAAAGAGGTTTTTCAAGCTCAACAGGTCCAGGTGAATTTATAGAAGTACTATGAATCCCTAATACAGTGTGTTTTTCGCGCCATTTCGCAACAAAAAGAGATGGCTCACAGGGCACAGCTAATCCTTCAAGATCTGTTAAAGCACGTAAGATCCAAGGATAGTCTTCCGACAATTGGTCGACACGTATGGCTGAAGCTGCCTGCACGCCCTCTCTTATACCGTGGTGATCAATCACAGTAGTTACTGGACGCTGACGTGCTGACGCAGCTCTTTGAAGAGTAACTAAAAAACTTCTCGGCGTTGTTTCATGAAAAGCATCTGCAAGATGATCAACAATCCAAGTATATGTCCTGCCCCTGCGATGATCAGTCCCCATATACTCCCCAGCAATCATATTGAACAACCTACGTTGTTCATCCGGCATAGAAATTTGAGTATATGGCCGAATTGAGAGCCCAACAACTTCTTTATATAAACGCTCGAAAGCACTTTTCGACTTTAGATTATATCGTAACTGCTGAAAAAAAAGGCCATATAAATCTGTAGAGTGCCATGTCAAATCAACGCGAGCAGCTCTGAGCTTTGAAGCATCTGGAAAGTTAAAAATAATATTATCTTTAAACTGATCTGTCCGCATGAAGACTTTAGCCCTCATACTTGAGTAACCTTGCATGCTCAAAGCAAGCATAAGTATTCCACGCGTTAACGGCCTAATATCCCCCCAATTACTACCCAAGCGGTCTAACGCATCAAAAACCAAAAGGAATTTCTTCCCTTTTTTTAAGAACCACTCATCAGCCTTTCTTAACAACTCCTCACATTTAGATGGGTGTGAGTCAATCCATATGATCAAATCGCCTAAATCGCTCTTGATTCTTGCTTTAGTGTGCTTGGATGTAGCTTTAAGTAGAACCGCAGTCCAAATAGTTTCTGGACTATTCCCAGCTTTTAATAAGCCACTTAGAACACGAGATGATGGCGCAATGCCACGCACCTCTCCTGCGCTTTGATGAAAGCCTAATTCTACCTCTGCATTCATCAACGCATCGTAAGAGTATTCCTTCGCAATAGCTTGACGAAGTGAATCATCAGCAAGCGCGCCCGACCATACACTCTTCCCTGTGCCTCGATTACCTACGATTAACGATTTTTCAATATCCAATGCATCTTTATGAGTTGCTGGAGTAAATATTTCCTTCAGTGGTAGCGGTCGAGCAGCACTAGAAGAAGATTCAGGTTGAAAACCTGAAATCACGCATCTAATTGATTCAATATCATAACTTTCAAACTTCATACGATACCCAACCTATCGTTCAGCTTGTCCAAAAATTCACCAAATATAGGCGTAATTACTTTAACATCACTTTGCCGATCCAACTCTAAAGGCTTGAACTCATAAAACTCAGGAGACATATAGATCGGCCAAGCATAGTGTGGTGCAGTCTCATCATCAAGATCAAAACCGAAAGCACCTGGCAGTCCTTCAGCCGCTTCTGTGCCTTCAAGTTCATCATAGAGGTACTCTGCAAACAACTCAAAAGCGTCGTCCCTAAAAGATACTTGTGCGCTCTTCACTGGAGATGCTTTAGCATGAACTATTTTAATTTTGTATCGCCAATCAATCTCTGAATCGTCTTGAGACTTATAGCGAGCTAAATGAGAGAAGAAATACTTATACCCCTCCCAAGTTTGAGGCGTGTCAACCCCAAAAAAAAGCACATCGGCACCAAGCCCCTGTATAGTGGCCGCAGTAGTTTCATTCAGGCCAGCACGGGCATCAACAAAAACAACATCGTAATTCTTATTAATGCACAAAGTAGAAATCAACTCTCTTGTCTTATCAAGAAAAGATGACGGCGTGCCATCGGACTTAACAACTTCAAGATAAGCTCTAGAAATCTTCCCCAAAACATTTTGCGGGTACTTCATGCTAGATTTACCAGCAGCTGGAACAATAGTTATTTGCCCGCCAGCCTCACCTATTTCAGTAACTCCATACATATCAGAGATAAAATCTGCGCTAAGTTCAGTGCGACCATACTCAACATAAAAATCTAAAGCTCCATATTCAGGAAGTGTGACCTCGGACAAAAACATCCCCCCTATCCCCGGAGCCTCTAGATCTAAATCTATTGCTAGTACCGACTTACCCTTATTGCATAAATCCATTGCAGCTATAGACAGCGCTGTTGATCTACCAACACCACCTTTCAAACTTGAAAAGACTACAACCTGCGGCGCCCCCTCTATGGGTGATTGCATACCACGAATCCAATCATTGCCTACTATTCGCCTTTCTATATACCTAATAAATAACTGCTTACCCGTCTCCAGCTCAACAAGCTCCCAGTTATCCTTAGCGGGATCCCCTAAACTCGGATCATACAGATCCTCTGGGGTTGCTACTGGTGGCTCAGCAATATAACTCCCAAGAGTAGTTTGCAAAATCTCAGATACGGCCTTTGCCTGATCAGGATTTAAGGTCTCTCTAACAATGATAGTTATAACACCATCAGCATCTCGAAATAAGAGGTTACGCTGAAAAAAGTCATCGCCAAATTCTTTAACAACAATATCTACAGCCTTAGGCAATGCGTCATCGTATCTAATAGGCTTTATAATATTCATGAGCCGGTTCTCTTTATGCCCGCCGCATGCAAAATCGTATATGCTTGCTGTTTCCAAAGCTCGTAAGTCTCTTGACTTACACTGCCGTCTTCGTAATACCGCATATCTACAGCCCAACCTGACATCAACTGAGCATTTTTAAGTATTGTATACAAACCTGTCTGCCTGCGCTGCTGAAGTTGTCTCTTCGCTACTTCAATTAGCTCAGGAAAGTGACCACGAATAGAGTCAATTTCTTGACGAAGCCCTAGGACGCCATGCTTCAAAGCACATTCAGCTGAAAAGCCTATAAGATGTCCAGCACCATCCCAGCGCTCAACCCCTGCTAAGCTCTGCGCATCTGCAAAATGGCGCGTTGCAGATTGGCCATAATTTTCCGGCATCACGACTTCCCTAATCGAACGAAAAAAAATCGCACCGCACAGTGCGATACAAACTGATCCGAATTGTGCCCGAAGCCAAATGGAAAGTCGCCTAAGACTGCCAAGTCTACTGTCGAACGCAAATAACTATATCGGACAACTTGTTAGCGATTTCGGAATTTAAGGTGTTAGCAATCAACGAAGGTGACTATAACTGAGAATGCGGAACACTCCACCAGAATGCGGAACACCCCCCCTTTTCCGCAGCCATAAAAAAACCCCGCAGACCAAGGTCTGCGGGGCTTTCGAAGGTGGAGGCCGAAGCCGGAATCGAACCGGCGTGGGCGGATTTGCAATCCGCTGCATAACCATTTTGCTATTCGGCCAATTGTGCTTGATGATTCCTTGGAAACATCAAAAACAAGAGTTTGTTACTGCGACTATATCACTACAAGCATTTGATTCTTCAGCACTTCAGGTTGTTGCCCCCGGGCTGATGGCGCGCATTATGTACTAGAAGCTGGAAGCTGGCAACCCCCTGAATTCTAATAATTTTTAGTTATTTTTCAGCCCCCCGTTTTCAGATCACGACGTTGCGTACAAAGCGCAGTAGTCCGTCGCCTTCGTTGCGGTAGGCATGGGGGCGGTTACTGGCGTACATATGGAACTCGCCCGCCGCTATATGCAGCGTCCGGTCGTCCATCACCAGGGTCAGGCTACCCTCAAATACATAGAGCTGTTCGCTCCAGCCCTCGGCATCCGCCTGGGAGTGGTAATCCTCACCCGGCTCCAGTGTCCACTCCCACAGTTCTACTTCCCGTGTGGCGCTGGCCTTGGACAGTAGAACTGCCTTGCTGCCCACCCGCGTGCCCGTCCAGGCCACTTCGTTGATGCGGCTCGGGTCCGCGGAACCCGGGGCCTGGATCAGGTCGCTAAAGGCTACGTTCAACGCCTCCGCCACACGGTCAAGGGTGCTCAGGCTGACGTTCTTTTCGCCTGCCTCGATCGCCACCAGCATTCGCCGGCTTACCCCGGACTGTTCTGACAATGCGCTCTGGCTCAGGTGCGCAAGCAGCCTGAGACGTCGTACGTTCTGGCTGACGTGCTGGAGAACGGATGCGCGTTGTGAATTTTCTTTGGGCACTATATTGCTCACCTTGTGGGGCTGCGCAGTATACTGCCCAGCTTTGGCGCATTGTGCGTCTCCATTCCCGTCACACGCAAGGTTGCAATGTCATTGAAACTACCCGGGTTGCTGTCATTGACGTCCCGCTTCAGTAAAGCGGAGTGTGTGCTGATCCTGATCACCATGGTCTGGGGCATCACCTTTCTATTGGTACAACATGCCTTGACGGCAAGTGGGCCGATGTTTTTTGTCGGCCTGCGTTTTGCGGCCGCGGCGGCCATGGTCGCGCTGTTTTCTCTGCGCAGTTTGCGTGGCATCACGCTGTTCGAGCTCAAGGCCGGGATGTTTATCGGGGTGTCGATCATGCTCGGCTACGGTTTGCAGACGATCGGCCTGCAAACCATTCCCAGTAGCCAGTCGGCCTTTATTACCGCGCTGTATGTGCCGTTCGTGCCCCTGCTGCAATGGCTGGTGCTGGGGCGCAGGCCCGGGTTGATGCCGAGCCTGGGGATCATGCTGGCCTTTACCGGGCTGATGCTGCTGTCCGGCCCCGGCGGCGCATCGCTGGATTTCAGCCCGGGGGAGATCGCCACGTTGATCAGTGCCATTGCCATAGCGGCGGAGATTATTCTGATCAGTGCTTATGCGGGCAAGGTGGATGTGCGCCGCGTCACGGTGGTGCAGCTCAGTACGGCGTCCATTCTGGCCTTTTTGATGATTATTCCAACACAAGAGTCCATTCCTGACTTTTCATGGCTATTGTTAGCCAGTGCTGTCGGCCTGGGTGGCGCCAGTGCGGTGATTCAGGTGGCCATGAACTGGGCACAGAAAAGCGTTTCACCCACCCGCGCCACCCTGATTTATGCCGGCGAGCCGGTCTGGGCAGGCATCGCCGGGCGCCTGGCGGGCGAGCGTTTGCCAGGCATAGCCTTGCTGGGTGCCGTATTGA